TACCTAGTTTAACTGCACGTTCTACATATTCCTGTGGAGTAGCCACACCATCCATTAAAGAATAATGGGTGTGGACATGAAGTCCAACGTAAGACACTATTTAATTACCACTCAATATTTGATGAAGCAACAGATGGTGTATCAAAACCAAGATAAAATGCTTCTTGCTGAGCATAAGGAATTTTATTAAGAGCCTTTTCTATTACGTATGGCTCAACCTTTGACCAGTCAAATGGTTCTTTGTCTGGAGTTCCTGGAATTAATGTGTAACTTGTTTCAGTACCTTGGCCGTTTCGCTTTAATTTCCATGTGAGATTTGAAATGCTACCAGTTTCAAGTGCATACTCACGAATTGTATTAAATGATGATTGTTTGCTTACGCCCATAGCCCAAATTGCAGTGTATGGCTGTTCAATACCATCATCAACTAAAACGTTGCAGTAAAAACGAAGACGTGCTCTCCAGCCAGCCTTTGGATCTTTGCGATGCATTTCTTCTGCCCAGTCACGACCCTCTGAATCAATTGTGTCAAGAGCACGACGCTTGTAATCTTTTGGATTTGTATGCTCTTTAACTACCATAGCAAGACCGCGAGTCTGGCTGTAATTTGAAGAATCTTCATCTAATTCTTCAACAAAACGAATTTTTGCTGATTGTCCGTCTGCCAACTTAAGCCAACGAACTTTGTTTCCTTCATATTTTGGTTTATCAACTAAAGCGCTGATATTTTTTAACCCTTTTACTATTGTCATTTTTCTCCCCTTTTTTATTCTAGCATAGCGACTATTGAATTGTCAAACTTATAATTTAGTTTTTTAATTTCTTCATCGCTCATTTCGCCTATGTCTTTATATTTTTTGTCAATGTTTACAACAGCGACTTTAGAACCTATTTTACCTACAATACGCTCTGTCATAATAGCCCCCGCTTCATCATTGTCTGCTACTAGTATAACATCACTGAAATACTTTTCCAATAAATTCATCTGAGTAGATGAAACATTAGCCCCTAGCGTAGCAACTGAGGGGAAACCTACCTGATCTAGCCTAATTGCATCAAAAGAAGACTCTACAATATAAACAAACTTAAATGATCTAACTCTGTGCAAATTAAATAATATTTTTGATTTTTGTAGTCCTAAAGTATTTTTAAAATCTTTACCTTCAATTGATCTGCCTACAAAACCAATAGTAATTCCATCTGGAGACTGAACTGGTATAGTCACATAATCCTGTTTTTGAGAATATCCCAAACCAAATTTTTTAACAGATTCTTCTGTTATTCTACGACTATAGAAATAATTCATTGCTCTAGGTGATTCTATTGCTTGATTATTTAATCTTTTAAGCAATACCTCGTCAAATTGCACAAATTCAGGTTCAACGTTTAATTTTTTATCAATTAATTTAACAATATCCGTTTCAATATTTTTTTGTCTAATGTATCTAGCAGATTCAAAATAAGATCTCTTTGATACAGCCATAATGAATTCTGTAAGATTTTTGCTAGTCTGACAACCAAAACAAAAAAACAAACCCTTTTCTTTAGATACCGTTCCAGCAGGAGTTCTGTGATTATTATGAAACGGACAAAATATCATGAAATTACTTTCAGTTTGAGAAACAATCTCAATTCCAACTCCGTTTAATGCTCGTTCCACCTGTTCTTCATTATATATTTCATTAAACATTTTTTGCCTCAAAATCTTTATATCTGTAATAACCTTTATCAAAATCTACTTGAACTAAAAAGTCTCCCATAAAACCATTTCTATTTTTTCTAAATGCACATTCAATGATATCACTATTTGATGCACGACCAAGAGCAAGAACCCAATCTGCATCATATGCAATTTGTCTTGACCACGCTGTTTGACCCAAAGTTGGCACGGTATTTAAATTAGTAACATCATCAGGAGTAGCAGAAGAAATAGCAATAATTGGAATCTCTTCACTAATAGACATAAGTTTAAGTTCACGAGATAGGCTTTTCATTCGTACCGTTTCATTTTCTGATTTTTGGTTTGGACTCATGAGTTGCAAATAATCAACAACTACAAAGTTTGGTTTGTATTGATCTACCTTTCCACGAATAACATGTGGTGTAATTTCTCCACCACTGTCATTTGAAACAATATAAAATGGTGGTTTATTTTTAATTTTATCTTCATGCCATTTTTTAAGCACATCTGTCTCTGCTTCGCCATTGCACAATTTTCTGTGAGACCACAAGCCCTCTCCCATAATTGCATATACACGATTGCGGACCTCTACTTCCGACATTTCAAGACTTATAATTAATGGAGTCTTGCCCTGCTTCCATGACTCCACAGCAAAATATAAGGATAACCAAGATTTACCAATTCCTGGATAAGCCAAAAAAATACCAAGTTGACCTGGCATAATTCCAGAAGGAAGATAATTATCAAATCCTGGCAAACCAGTTTTAATACCTATTTTACCAAGTTGTTGTTCTTTACGAACATTTTCAAAATATGCTATGGCAGACTGAATATCTGTTGCATCAATATCACGAACTGCAGCAGTGTTCTTTTTTAACTCTGCCGTTTTTGTTATCAAATCATTTAATGCGGCAACGCCATTACCAGCCTGTACCTGTGCTGCGGTAGATCTTAGTATGTCCTTGATGGTGTCATTTAAATACTCTAACTGCAACTCTTCTAGGTGATATTTGGTAGATCCAATATTATTTTCTGGCAAAAAGTCTCTAAACTTTTCTACCACTAATTCTAACGGAGGTACAGAACTATTTATTTCTGCATACTTGCGAATAAAAACCCATAAATCATTATGAGTGCGTAGTATAGAGTCAATATTAGCCTGTAACAAAATATGTATTTGTTTGTCTTTTAATAGCGCCGATATTAATTTTGATTCCGTATTACTCACTTAACCACCTTTTGCCCAACTCTCTGCGCTCCTGTCTTTCTTTTAAATCTTGTTCTATTGTTATCTTGCTATTTAAAATTTGCTGTGCATGATAACTAAAATAATTCCAAGTAGGATTTTGTGCTGTAGAAAAATAATATTCTAATAAATCATAACACGTTCCCAAGCCATAAGAGTCTAATAAAGCATCTGCGACCCACTGTTCAGCATTGAAATTTATTACAGACTTGGCTTCGTATTTTTGTAAATACAATTTGTTATATCTACTCAGCAAAGCCATTCGGTCTTTGCGCTTTGCCATATTATTGTGTCGGTATCTCTGATCTTGCTTCTCTAACTTTTTCAATTAGTTGAGTTTCAACTAATTTATATATACGATTTTGTGCCTGTATAATATCTTCATCTTGACGAGTACAATCTGTAATTCCTAGATCAACTCTTAGTGATTCAAAGTTGCCTAGATTTAAAGTATAACCTAGAGTTGCTGATACTCTTGCTGCTTCTGTTTCCACTATTCCCCCCAAAGGACTAGATTTTTTCTGACCAGACTGGAATAAATCTTCCGTCTTCTGTTCTTGTATATGTAAGTATACCATCACCAATTCTGCGTGTCAATTCTTGAGTTGTAGGCGTAATTCCATTTGTAATTAATTTATCTTTTCTAGGTCTGCCTAAATGATAACTTGCGAGTATATCACGAATTTCTTTTACTTGAGATTCAGAATAATATGCTCTAATTTGAAATCCTCTCTTTCCACCTTCTTGTGCCCCAAGCGGAGGCGGAATGATTCCTCGTTTTATTAAACTTGGCATATATTTTCTATGCCTATTGACAAGTTTAGCAGTTTCTGATACAGTAAATGCTCTTTCTCTATTTTTTCTAAAATCAGATCTTAAACAGGTTTCCAGTCTATCCTGAGTAATATTATAAAAAGTTACCATGCCAGTTGATCTAGAACTGTGATAAAATCTAACAAGGTTGTTATTTACAAACCAAATTTTTTTATTACCTTTAATTACAGGCTCGTTATTATAACCTTGGACCTCAATTTTTCTTGGTCCATAAGCCATGTGCCCTCCTTACTGCTTGACGGGGGATGAAAAAATTTTCTATATCCGCAAGTCAGGCAATATATTTCTAAATGTATTGAACTAGAATATTGTCTATCAACAAACATTCTACGATTGCATTTTGTGCAATAAAGAAACAAAAAATACCCCTCAGTTTGAAATACCAACAGCAATTATATTAACGTTTAGAGAAAGGTCTCCTGATGCGCCAAACCTTACAACCCCTTCTACTCTTGACACAGTAATTGATTTTAAAATAACTGTAACATTTTGTCCAGCAGGAGTATTTCCAATATTAACTGGTGTTGCAGTAACAATTGGTGGAAATTTAAAATCTGTTTTGAAATTATATTCAAAAGTTTTTTCGTTACCAGCGCTTACTGTTGAGTTGTTTGCCACCTCTCTAAAACCACCAACAATTTGTAATTCAGAAGTTTTTAAGTTTTGTTGTGCGGCAGTAGCCGTGTCAATAGTACTATTTTTATAAGTAGCAGAAGACACCTGTGTAGATATATCATTAATTGTATTAGCCAATTCGTAAATATATGTTACGTCTAAGGGTTGACCTCGTTCTGGTAGTGGTATTTTAGCCATTATTCTCCTTCATTCAATTATATCAGTTATAGCGAAGTTGTGTTAGATTCAAAAATAGTGAGTGTTTCATTTCTTTCTTTAACTGCTCCAGCGATTTGCACTGCAACCCTAACATTGCTCGTTGCTGCTCCTTTTAAAAATAGGTATGAATTAGTTGAGGTTGTGCCGTGATAAGAATATGATCCTCCATCAAATTTTGTAAAAATGTCATAAAAAGGTCTGTTTTCTTCATTTCCCCAAATTGTTGTTATTGCAGACCCGCTAACAGCAATGGTGCCACTTACTGCATTTGGTGTTACAGAATCGACAGTAAATATTGGTGACCAGTGAGAGATTCTGTTTTTATCTTCTGAGATAATTCTAAATCTAGCAGAATAAACATTATCAGACTGTACTGGGGGAAGTTGATTTTTTAGAATTCTTAATACTTTATTAGCCATTATGAAACTCCTATTGAAAATCTGAACTCTACATAGTTATTTGTATTTGGTGATTTAATAACTGTTTCTGCATCTGTATTTTTAACAACTGTATATCCAGTTAAACCATAAAGAGGATTTGTAGTAGATGTATTTTCTAGTCTTAAGGCATCTAAAGCAATATAATAATCATCTGATGGGCTTGAACTAACTTCTACTGATGCATATATTCTTACAATATTTACTACATCCCAGGTAAAACTAGCACTTTTAAATAGTTCTTGAATTTCTTTTGAAATTACGTAATATCTATTTGTTGTAAAATCAACATCATCTACCCCATCTTCTAATTCTATTTTTAATCTAGCATATTGATTATCTGGCGCAGAAAAATCAATTAAAATTTTAACTTTGTCTGGAGATGCTCCAGAATCTCCATCTTTATTTATTAAAGAAAAAGCAAACCTTAGTTCGTCTGTAGGAGCATTTTTTGTAAAATCAACAGCAGTGCCAATTCCAGTTAATCCAACATATTCTGATCCAGCCTGCACAGCAAAACCAGAAGTTGCTGATGCTGTTAATTCTGAAGTATCTCCCTGAAGAACTATAATATTATTAAAGAAACGACATCTTTCGTATATTTCATTTCTACCATCTTTAAAAAAGATAGCATTATCTGCATTTGTTTGAAATACAGAATCTTCAACTGCAATAACATTATCATCATTTGGATCGTCTAGGGGTTCTGAAACTAAATCTATTGCAACTGCAGAAGTACCAGAATAGTATTGCCATCCTTCATTTGCTGTAAAAGCAAAAATTATTTTACTATCATATGCTCCTGCGGAAGGATTTGTTCCAGCAGAATATATTCCAATCTCAGAAATTTCATATCGTTCTTCTGTTGGTAATTCTGCTGTAAGGACTAATTTACTTACTCCACCTTCTGTTACAAATCCTCTTGAAGAGATTGGAACACGAAACATTTCAAGATCAAGGTTTTCTTTTGCTGAGTAGTCTCCATATGAATCTCCTGTTTCTAGGGGCTGTGGACCACATCCTATGGCTATGTAAGAGGCATAGGCAGGGGCCTGACCAAGCAGGTATTTGCCAATAATATTCTTACCAGTATTAGTTATCATTATTCATTAAACTTCCGCCTCATATATTGTACCACTTTGACTAATTTCAACCTCTAATTGTTGATCATCTTCTAAATTATCAAGTTCTATAATTAAATCTCCAGTCTCTGTTTCTATATAAACATATGCTCCAGAAGGCCCATCGCCTTCTCCTTCACCTAAAATATGATTTTCTAATTTTATAGGGAAATTAATAAAATATTTATCAGAGGTATCTTGAAGACTAAGTATGTTATTTGGATTATACTGTTGTTGAATAGATGTAAGATTTTTTATTGGTCGATATGAAACGGTTTGTCCATTAATAGTGTCATTTCTAGCAATGTTTAATAACTCTTGTCCACCAATGTCTTCAAATATTAAATCTGTCATTAAATCGATAGGAATTGTGTCTTGATCAATTACAAAAGTATCTAATGGAGCAGTTTTAATTGGTGGTTTAACAACTTCTGTTTTAATTTCTGGTAATTTAGGTGGAGTTGGTGAGGGAGCATCAACAAGAGAAGTAAATAATCCGCTGCCAGTTGAAGTACCGCCGCTGCTAGTTGAAGTACCGCTGTCACCACGGTCAACCACCGCTGCCCTTTTTACTCCTGTTAAAGGATCAATATCTGGATTAGCAGCAAAGTATGCATTAGCCTGTGCCTGAAGTCTTTCAGACATTGCATTCATTGTTGCTTGAGAATTAACAGATGAAATTGTTGCTTGAGAATTAACAGATGAAGTATTAAGTTTTGGAGT